AGGGATATCAAATACTCAAGGTGTTGTCAGGAGAGTCACCGTCTGGGGCATGGCGTAATCACCCTGCAGTGCTTATGTGGAAGGGCTATGAGGCTGGTTTGTGGTCTTATATACAGCACATGATAGAAGAGGCTAAGGTTCGTGGGATTAAGACAATAAACAATGAAAACAACCTTAATGATCTTAAAGCAAAATGTTCGGGTAGATGGGGAAAGACCCCACCAATGTTCTGGCTTAATGACAATAAAGTAATGCGTATTACAACAACCCATAAGGCTAATCTATACAAAAAAGATCCTATTTTTTATATTGACTATCAGTATGCAGTAACTAGTCCATATAATAAACCATGTTGTGATAAATGCAATTATTATTGGCCAACACACGCACAAAGAAATGAGTTATTAGATGCAGTTCTTTAATTTAATTACGTTTACTGGATTATTTTTAAGCATGTGCGTTATTGTATCCTTGTCCTATAAAGTGTATACATTAAAAACATTATTAAAACAACTTGTTCTTGATCAAAGAATATTAAAGGCTTTTTCTGAAACCTTAAAAGATCAATTAGATTTAATTAAAAATGAAACAGATGAAACTCAAGAAAACTTTATTAAGTTTCTATCAGATTCTAGAGACGTGGCTTTTAACTATATTGAAGAAACAATGGCTATCGTTAATGATATTATCTTATATTGTGAGCAACAAATTGAACAGCCAAAGTTGGCAGACTTATACTCAGATGCAAAATTAAAATTTATTTTAGAAAAACTCAAGCCTATAGTTGAGCAAAAATAAAAAGATTTATAGCAATATACGCTATAATGGTATATGAAAGAGGTGATTAAATGAATAAAGAACAACTAAAAGCAATGCTTTCAAGTTATGGTCGCTCAGTTCTTGCAGCAGTAATTGCTTTGTATACCGCTGGAATTACAGATCCTAAAGATATGTGGGCAGCACTTGTAGCAGCCCTAGTTCCAGTCGCACTTCGAGCAGCCAATCCAAAAGACAAATCTTTTGGTAAGTTTGATGCAGTTGCAAAAGATGTAGAGGTTGCGCTTAAGAATATCAAGCCAGTTAAAAAGGCAGCAAAAAAGAAAGTTGTTAAAAAGGCTGTAAAGTAATTAAGTAACAATAGGTTATGGGAAACAGGATACTTTTGTGTCCTGTTTTCAACAAAGAAAGTAGAAAATTTTGAATAATAATGTAGAAACAACAAAACATTTAAAACTGTCAACAAAAGGTTTGACAGAAAGATGGGATAATATTTTTGAAAAAAACATTATTAAATTTTTTATAAATAAAAAAATTTTAGATCTTGGTTGCTTGGATGGATATGGTACAAATCTTTTTATTAATTATGGAGCAAAAAATGCTGCTGGCATTGATATAGATAAACGATATATTGATGAAGCAATTAAAACTTATCCTAAAATAAATTTTAAAACAATGGATATAGAAAATGTTGAACTAATAAATGAATTTAAGAATATTGATGTAGTTTCTTGTTTAGGTTTAATATATTTACTAAAAGATCCCTATCTTTTTTTAAATATTTTATCAAATTCTAATGAAATAAAAACAGTATTAATTGAAACTGTAAACAATACTGAGCATGAAGATCTATTTAATTTTCAAGAGAAAAAAAAATTTTTAACAGAACACGATTATAATTTTAGAAATATAAAAAACATTGAAACAATCTTTACTAAAAATAAATGGAACCTTGTTTATAAAAAAATATTTAAAATTAATTTTAAAAACAATAGAAAAATTAAAGATAATTTACATTTTGGTGATAGAGTTATTTTAGTTTTTGAAAGACAGTTATGAACTTTGTATACATATGTAAAGATGGTGAAAATGAAGAACTTAGATACTCAATTAGGTCTGTTGTAAAAAATACTAATGATCCGAAAATTTGGGTAGTTGGTGGAAAACCAGACTGGTATGTTGGCAATTATATTTCAGTATTACAAGATCAACATAAATATCAAAATGCACTTAATAATCTTAGGGCTGCGTGTGCCTCTGAAGAAATACCTGAAGATTTTATATTAATGAATGATGACTTTTATATTACAAATAAAATAAATGAAGTAAAAATATACAACAATGGATTACTTGAAGATCAAATAAATCAATATCATAATCTTGGACTAAGATCTACTTATTTAAATAGACTTGGAAAAACATACGCTTATCTACAAAGAAGAGGTATACCAAACCCTATTAGTTATGAAATTCACGTGCCAATGCCAATGAAAAAAAGCAAACTAATAACTATTCTTGAAGAAAATTATTCAACACTTTGGAGATCAAAGTATGGAAATACATTTAACATTGGCGGAGAAACAGTAAAAGATGTCAAGGTTCACAAAAGTGGTGGGTTAGTTGCACTATCATATAATCAGGACCAAGAAAAAATTCCTTACTTGTCTAGCGCAGATAGTTCTTTTATGTTTTTGTTAGATTATTTAACTACAAACTTTTCAGAAAAATCTACATATGAGCGATAAGATCTAAATACTTATCCTTTAGATTATTTTTAGCAAAATGATTTAGTCCTATTTGTAATGCAGAATCTTTCATTTCACGCTTATCTTTGTTATCCATATACTCATCAACAATACTTGCTAGATGTTCTGGATTTCCATCATAAACATCTACTAAAGATTTTGCTTGAAAACTATTGATGTGTTCAGATTTTATTAACCATTTTTTAGGAAGAATTAAATTGTTTGGAGATATGTCTGTCATGAATACTGGAAGTCCACTAATGAGTGCTTCATTCATTGGAAGACATAGGCCAGCATACCTTCTTGGCAAAAGCATAGCATCAAACCCATTATAAAGTTCTTCCCTATTTTCTGGGTTACTATTATCAACTGTAACTCTTGAATCTTTTAGATTTAGTTCTGGAAACTTTTGTGTTGTAATTACTAATTCATAATTTGCTTTTGAATATTTAAGCATTTGTAAAACAGTTTCAGTTCCATTTCTATCTTTTGCTGCAAACTTTCCACCAACGTGCAACAATCTATTGTGATCTTTTGACATATTGTTTTGTCTAACATTTTCAAACAAGGTTGAATCAGTCGGAGGTGGAAGGTGAATTACTTTACATCTGCCATCAACCATTTTTTCAATTTGATCTATATTCCATAAACTTGGGGCAAGTAAGACATCTGGAAGTTCTGCTTCTGGAACAGACATATTAAGTAAGAATTCAAAATTATATTGTAATATTGTTTTAATACCTCTTCGTTTAGCATAATGTAAAAAATCTTGTCTATAAAAAGTTTCACAACTTAGGACTACATCTATACCTCTTAAAAATTCTATTACTTCTGGCTTTGTTGGAAATCCTCTTTCCGTATGGACTACATTATAATCTTTATACCATTCTGGATGTTGTTCATTACCATTAAAGTGTTGTGAGTCAATCAACAATATTTTTTCGGGATTAAGCATTTCAACTAATTCCCGTGTTTGATTTCCTAGTCCAGTATTATCAGATCTAGCAATAATTCCAAGTGTCATCCTTTGTATCCCCTAATCTCATCATCGCTTGTATACTTACGTGTTCCTTTACGACCATCTAAATGATATGATCTTTTAATGTTTCCTTCTGGATGATATATCCAAAGTTTGTGTTTTTCCCATCCTTCTTCACTAAAACTATCATAAGGCAAAATGTCATCCTGAATTATTCCATGAGTCCTATCTTCAATAAAAGCACATTCATCAAGTGGTGGTAATATGACATTCTTATAATATGAAGCCTTAGTTAGGTGAGGTCTTTGACTCCATTGAGCAGTTTTCATAAAACCATCTTCAACACCAAACATTAAATGTTTGTGTGGTTCTGGAATAGATGCTTCAAAATGAAACCTTATTGTATTTGCTTTTTCATATTCAATCATATCTAAACATTTTTGCCAATCAATCTCTATATCTGGAGTTAATGGAGTATCTCCTTCAACGTATAAAAGCAAAGATGTTTGTATTTCACTTATTGTTTCTCTCATCATTGTTGTTTGATGGCTATGCTGATCAAAAATAATTGGTAAAATATTTTTATATTCATGCAAGCATTTCCAAAGTATACGATTTTTATATTCATCGTAATCATTTTTTCTATGCAACTGTTCTTTTCTCAACCCATCAATTTGCATAATGATTTCATTATCTGGAAAATGTACCCTAATACTATTTATTGTTTCTTCAATCATTTCTGTATTTGGATGGTCTGGAATTATAGATGTTGCTAAAATTATTGTTACATCATTTTTGTGCATTGATTTGCCTCATTAATTTAATTCCAAAATCTCTTTTATATTTAATCCACCAGCATACCACAGTATGCATATTGTTTGGATAGCCTTCCAATAGACCTGAAACAATAACAGGCAAGTCGTTCCAATTTTCTATTTTATAAAATGGAACCACTTCATTAAAAACACGTTGATAAAAATCATCCTCTAAACCACTTGAATCTCTAAGGTCTGCTATTGGCAAGGACATCATCTCTATTGCTTCAAACAATCTAAATGAGTCAATAACTACAGCCCCTGCAGGGCAGGCAGCAATTCTTGAACTGGCTAGGTTGTCATAGTAGTAAATTGGCTTATCTCCTCTGGCAAAGCCATCTGTCGGCTTGTAAAGGGCATTGTTGACCAATGCTATTGCCCCTGCTAATTGTTCTCTTCTTTGGTGTGTGATCTGCCCAGCAAAAAATACGTCATATGTTTTAGTTTTATAATTAGGCAAATTATTTTTTAAATGTTGCGGTACACCAACAGGAAACTTATTATATTTTTCATGTTTTTTGTGAGGGTATTGAATCCAAATCTCTGCATTAGGATGATCTATTCTATCTATATCAAAGACTCCTTCTTCATCCCCTGTTATAAATAAAACTAATCTAGATATATTTTGTAATTGTTTTGATATATGTTTTTCATGTCCTCTATTTTGTGGTCCAGGAATTACAACAAATGCTCTATCTGTTATGGGTAAAGAGTTAACTTTAATTTGTTCTATGTTGTGATTATCAAATATTTCTTTTAAAAGGCCGTAATCCCATTTATCAGCAGCACAGTCTTCTTTATTAAAAGAATACAAATAACAATTAGATTGGTTCATAGAATAAATGTACCTCATGCTGATAATCTAGTAGTGTTTCTTTATATCCAAGCCCCCACAACCAAAATCTTAAATCATATAAGTATTCATTCCATTGTTGCATCATAAATTCTGGATGACCAGATAACCAGATCTTAGGCTTAAACTCCTTTAAAACGCCTTCTGCGCCCCTTAAAACACGTCCTTCGCTGCCTTCTACGTCTAAAGAAATTGCCGTAGGAGGCTTAATCCCATGATCATATACACAGGAATCTATGGTAATTTGACCATAGGTATCTCCTTCAAGGTATAGTTCTTTAAATCCATGTGCCGCTTCAATTTCTAAATTTGATTCTGGTGGAAACTCATTATAATAAATACGTGTAAGGTTATTGTTTTTGTCTGAAGCAAATCCAGGAATGCAAACTGTTGGATTTTTTAAATTATTTGCTTTCCAAATTAATGGATAGTGAGACCAAACCTTTGGATTTGGTTCAAATATTACAGTTTCTGCTCCCCAAATTTGACATAAAGCAACCATCTCTCCTTCTTCTCCACCAACATAATAAATAACATCATTAATGCTAAGATTGTCATGCATAGATTTTAATCTTTTTCTTTCCCAACCAATCTCTGTGTACCATTCTGGTCTATCAGCACGATGCTTTGGAAGTATCATTTCAAATTCTTTATTAAGGATAGCCTTAACCATTTCAGTCATTTTGCAACCAATCCATTAAAGATACTTTTGGTGTCCATCCAGTTAAACTTTTAAATTTTGAATTAGATGCAAGAGTTTCTTGCACTTCCCCAATTCTTGACGGGATAAACTTAATATCATTTGAAATCATATTAGCAATATCAAGTATAGCGTAGTTACTTCCATACCCGATGTTATATACTTCACCAAATCCATTTTTAACTTCAGATGCAAGTATGTTTGCTTGTATTACATCTGATATATGAGTAAAGTCTCTACGCTGAGATCCATCTCCAACTACGGTTAGTGGCTTTGACTCATGATATTGTTTTAAGAATAGTCCTATCACTGGTGCGTATTGACCCTTTAGTGGTTGTCTATCTCCATAAACATTAAAGTATCTAAGGGATAGAGTCTTTAATCCATAAAGGTTGTAATAAACTCTTGCAAGGTTTTCACCAAAGACTTTAGCAGCAGAGTATGGAGTTAGTGGATCAGGTGATTGTGTTTCCTGGTTTGGAAGCAAAGCCTTTTTACCATAAGAAGATGATGTGCTTGAATAAATTAGCCTACTGACTTTGTTGACCCTACAAAGTTCAAGAACATTGGCTGTTCCCACTGCGTTTGATTGAATAGATTTTTTAGGATTTAATATTGCTGGCTGTATTCTTGCATCAGATGCAACGTGAAACACGCAGTCAACATCTTTAAAAAGTGGTGCAATTAAGTCATAGTCACAAATATCATACTTATAGTTTTGTGCTTTATCATTCCAATAGAATTGCTCATGACATTCTGCAGACTCATCATCAATACAAACAACATCGTGACCAAGACTAATTAACTTATCAACAAGGTTTGATCCAATAAAACCAGCACCACCAGTAACTAAATATTTCATTTTATATTTAATGTTTCTAATATACTTGCCCATCTATGAACATAGGTGTGCTCTTGTTTAGTTCTTTCGTGTCCATTAAATCTAATTGTTTCTCTTGATACCCCGTCTAACAAATACTTGTCTATTTTATTTTTTAGATCTTCAAGGTTGCCGTGTTCATAAAATACAATTTCATTTTCATCTTTAAAGTATTCTTCAAGACCTTTAATGCGAGGGTAGATAGTAAAACCACCACGACCAGTACTCTCAAACAATCTATCACTAGTATAGTAAGGATAGTTAAAGTTAATATTTAAACTATCACCTATTGCTATCTTGCTTTTTGCGTAGATACGGTTTAGTGCATCTCCACGAACTGTTCCAGTATCACCATCTCCACCAACATGAAGAAACTTTTTCCCATATGTTTTTCTTAAAAAATCTATTAACTGTGGACGATATTTATGCTCAGGGTGATATCCCTTGCTGCCAACAAATATAATATCGTATTTAAAATCGTAAGGGTTGTA